TATCTGCCACCTTTCCTGTAGTGTTTTAGTGAAATGCCTCTCCTGCTTCACCACAGCCTCTGGGAGCGCTTTTGAGCCCCAGGTGTACCCAAGGTATAGACCGCCCGAAAATAATGCAGCCACGGCCGCCACAACGAGAGCAGTTTTGGCGGCAGCTACTTGTGGGATGAAGTTTGTTAAGTCGAACACTTTACCTTCCTACATTTCATGGTTTTCTGAGTTAATAGGTTCCCTTCCTCATCCAGATGCTCCCACTCCACACGGTCCAATCCCAGGTGCCCACCAATGTACGTGATGGATATCAACTCACTGAGCTTTGGTTCACGAGTGGAGAGGAACCCTTTGATATGCCCTACGTTTCCATAGGTGACCAGGTTACATACCCACTCGAATTTACCAAGGGGAAACTTGGTGTTCTTGAGGCAGCGGATGAGGAAGGAGTTGTTGTCTAGTCGTTCGAGGGTGAGGGACCCATGGAGGTTACTAACTGTTGGGAGCATTAGGGTCCCTCATGCACTCCACGTATTGCTCCTCACGGAGATTAGCTAGGCCACGGGAAACAACCTTCTTCTTACGCATCTCGCCAGTCTCAGGGTCCTCATACTTGACGGTCACCTTATTGAACAGCTTGATTGCCTTACAGGCACCAGCGTAGTCACCCTCATTCAGTCGCTTCACCATCGTAGAAGTACAGAAGGCTGCTGGTCCTATGTTCCAAGTTACCTTGGTGTACACATCATATTCATGCTGGTAGAGGTCAACCTTGACACAGCGATGGATTGCCGGTTCGTACTTCTCTTTGAGTTCCTTAGCCAGTCGGTTAAGTCCTTGTCGTACTGTTATCTTATCCCCCATCTTTACCCCTTCGGTCAGTCCGGGGCCTATGGTGGGAACGCCCACTTGATCCCTGTAAGCAGTCAGGGGGAAGTCCTCTTGGTTGGGGATTCCTACGAAACCTACAGCACTTAAAGCGAGGAGGGATACAGCTACTCTCTTGATAATTGTCTTGCTCACAAATTGTCCTATTACAGGGAGTACAGAGAAGAGAACCGAGACTATGGCCTCATACTTCTTGCACCACTTTTTGAAGGAATCCCAGGCTTTGTGGATTACAGGAGGAAGAACCATAAGGCTCCTCCCATCAGTATTCCTGCGGTCCACCCGAGGAGGTCTGTTCTACATCCTGCACCACACTGGCCGGGATGCTGGTAGAGGACCTCACGGCCCACAGCGAATCCCATGGTGATACCTGCTGAGGCCCACAGGGGTATGTTGATGGCGAAGAGGAAGGTCATTGAGGCACCCCAGAGGGCATGTAGGAGTTGGTCCAGCCAGTCCTCCAGAGTGCGTAGTGGCTCAAACATTACAAGGTTGCTGCCAGGATGAAGAGGTTGTCCACTTGCTCATCTGAAAGGGGAAGAGCAGCGGCCATAGCAGCCACCAATGGATGATTCCTATCCACATCACTGGCGAACTCCCAAGTGATTCTGGCTGCATCCCCCTCAGGCCCTTCCATGGCATCCACCACAGTATTCACCATATTCAGATAGCCCCCTTGGTAGAGGGCTAAACGGGCTTGCCTCATGGAGATAACCTGAGGAACTGGATTCTCAGGTAACTGAGGAGAGGTAGGCACGGTCCACACGATGTTCCCGTTTACCCATTCCAAGTACCCCTCCGTGTGTTCTATGGAATAGGTGAACTGCTGCTCTGTTAAGGGCAGAGCCTGGGCCGGGATTACCGTATGGATATCCGAATCGTACCGGCCATTGAGGATTCCATCAGGGCCGAATGTTGCGTATTTGGTCATGTTGTTTAGTTTCCTTCAGCCTTACAGTGGATACCCCAGGTTGATTGAGTATTCGCTACCCCCTCAAATACATAGAATGTTGCTTGCGTTAGTGTTATATTGACCACACAACAGAATATATTTCTTGTTAATCCTGCATCACTTGTGTGCATGGTGGCTTGTACGTTCCATACCGCATTTGGAAATGCAATAGGGTATGTCCACGTTAGTATGCTTCCGCCAGAAGGAATATCCCCCCCAGGATTGACTACCCCTTTCTGTACAATTTCTCCACCAGGAAGTTTGCGGTAACCGTTGAATCCAGTAAGGTAACCTGAAGCCAAGCCAGCGGAAGTCACATAGCGGGTATTGTCGGTGCCCCCTAATGCCTCAGCATTGGTGGCCTGTTCTACCGAACCTGGAGCCGCTGTGGTTGCGTAGGGGATGAGTGAGAGGATGTCGCTCACCGGGGTTTTCTTCTTGTTTCCTGAATCGGACACATCCGAGATAGCCACGTAGTCGGTGGTCTGGGCCACAACCGCAGTGAGGTCCTTGAACACAGCTTGAGCCAACTTGTCCTGGGTTACCGCGAGGGGTGCTAACTTGGAAGTGGTGACATTCTCATCGGCCAGCTTCGGGGTGGTCACAGAGCTATCTATGAGGCCCGTTGCTAGCGGAATGGAATACGCTACCTCTACCTGACTAACTCCCGCAGGAATCGCTGAGGTGAACGTTATGACACCACTGGAGATTGAGTATTCCGTGTGCTGCTGTGCGGCTGCATCAAAGAGGATGCTGAGGGTTTCTTCCTCAACTGTAGTGTCCCCTAGGGCCAACGTGGTGGTGACCCCTGCTGTGTAATCCACACCTCCCACGAATATGGCAACCCGCCTAGCATTGACACTAGCATCCAGGGCTTCCTGAACTATGTGGAAGGCTTGGTCTGAGTCCAGGTCCAGGTCTACTTCCCGGAGTATTGCAGCGTCCTGGTAGTTGACTAATCGGGATTCCTTGGGGGTATTGCGAAGGATGAATATGGTTGCCCCATTAGCCGGAGCGGTGACAAACTGAATGGTTGAACTGGTCAGCCATGTGTAATGCGTGGTTACTGCTTTGAGAACCCCTGCCACCCGTACTTCGACATAGGAGGCCGATAGGTAGGGAAAGGGTACTGTGAATATTTTGGTTGAGCCATCCCCTGTGTAGGAGACACGAGCGTACGCCATGGTGGTCTTATGGAGGATTGAAAGGAGGGAAAGGGTGGAGGTACAGGACGTGCCCCCACCTTGAGGGCTACTGCTTTGGATAGCTAGGCTATCGTTGGAATTTCAGTACAGGCCTGCCTGTGAGGGCATTAACCGCATTCTGCTTATTTTGAATCCACATCTGCTTCAGTTCTGGGTCGGACTCCACTAGTTGCATCGTTGCGGCCTTCTTGTAATTCTCAAAGGCCATCCTGATAACCTTCTCCTTGGCTTCCACGTAGGTGTTATTCGTGGGGTCCTCGGGGAGGTTCTTGTAGAAGTCTGATTGGACCAAGTGAGTCATGTAGTCCTTGAACCCCTTACCACCTATCTTGGTGTCATTGCCAATCAGCTTCATGTACCTGTAATACTGCTGAGGGGACAGGTCGATACCCTTACTACCGCCTGAGGCGGCAATGGTGCGGGAGGGGTGCCTAAGGTCAAGGTTGAGTCGTGCTATCTCGGCTGCTGCGGGTTCCGTGGTTTTCTCCGAGGTGTACACCGGGGAAGCAATATCGGGACCCAAGCCACCCCTGTAGTGAACGTCCTCACCAAAGATGTTGACCAGTGAGGGAACGTCCTTGGAGTATCCAGGGAGCCTTGCTTTGATAGCGTCAATCATGGACCACACTTCCTTAACTTCAGGGTCCACCTCACGGCGCACAGCGGCCACCCCGGAAGGAATTACTGTTCCAGCTTGACGCTGCATGTACTTTTGCCACTTGGCTTCTGAACCGCTGTTGATGGTGTCTATGAGGTCAACTAGACCGGACAGGTAGGTTTTCGATACCAGATTCCGAGAGAGGGCTAGGGTAGCCGCTGAGGCCACTTGGTCCATCTCATCAGCACTGATATGGCCAGAGATATCCGAGAGGTCCGCTGCGATACCCAGGAAGGCCCCAAAGGGGTCAAAGCGATTGAAGGCGTAATACTTGTCACCAACCTTAACTGAATAGGGTTGGATTCCTCCTAGCTTTTCAGCAGATTGGTCCTTCTCGCCTCCACCTGTTATGTGCCCTTCAGCGGCCAGATGGGCACCCAAGGCATACATGGAACCACCCATAGCGGTCTTAGCCAGCATCACATCCCGGCGAACACCGCCAGCCTTGAACTCTGCCCGAACTGAGTCAGCCAGTAGGTTTAGTCCAGGAGTGCGAACGCCGACGAACTTCATGAGGTTTATCGGGGTGCGCACAAAGGGCATGACATATCGTGCCCCAGGAACATTCTGAATGATGTTCTGAAGAGAAGCCCCTTGGGAACCCAGAGGTGACGTGAAGGTGCCTTGTCGTGCTGCGGTGAGGGCTTGGGACCGTAAGGCAGGGGTTGGGTCCTCTACCAGTTGTCCCACTCGGTTGAACAGTGCATCACCTTCCAGACCCTCTGAACGGGCCATACGGTAGGCTTGGGCTTTGAGTTCCCCACGGTAGTGAACTGTCTTGAACAACTCATCGGAGGTCACCAGGGCACGGGAGGGCAGTCGCATCAGGGAACCCAGACCATCCACTAGACCACCTACAATACTGTTGGGGTCCAGGTCGAAGTTCTGGGCTGTGATCGAGGGGCCTCTTGCTAGGGCATCCGAGGTGGCAAAGGCAGCATTATCCAACACAGGGTTACCTGTAGCGGCTGCTTGCCATGCTCCACCGAACTCATTGGAGTTGTCTGCCAGTGTTCCAGCAGCACCCTTGAGGTCACCCTTCACAGCTTGTCCAGCAGAGGCACGGACAGCCTGGAGTCCTTCATTGGTGATGCTTACGGCATCCTTGAGTCCCTCTACCATCCCGAATAGTTGGGCCTTGACTTCCCCTGTTTGGATAGCATCATCCGTGCGGAGAACCTTGCCTATCATGGAGGCTGTGCCTTTCTCGGCTACTGAGTTCAAGGCTGTGAGAGAGTTGCCCACCATGTTGACTACGTGGGTAGCAGGACCAGACAACAGGCCATTAATCCAGCCTTCAAACATAGCATCCTTGGTGCGCCCCATAGCGGTCTTACGGACCACAGCGTTGAGCTTGGCAGGGTCGGAGATATCAGCCAGCTTCTGAGCGAACTCCATGTTGGCCCTGTGCCCACCCATGGCTTCTATCAGTTCATTCCTTTCGTTAACCGCTAGGTCAACACTTTTGGAGGTAATACGGAACTGTCCAAGGGCACGGGCTATCTCGGTCTGGACTCCCTTCATTTGAGCCTGGATGGAGGCATGAAGGGCTACGTGCTTACGGAGGGCCAGGATTGCATCAGCATCACCATTCATCGCGGACTTGGCTAGGGAGGTTACCTTCTCAGTAGAGGCGGTTAAGAGGGACCTATGGGCCAACACTCGGGCTGCTAGGTTTTCGGTGTGTTCCCCATAGAGTTGCTTCATGGTTGCCGTTCCCGCACCCAACTCATCTGCTAGGCTCTGAATCTGTGAGAAGGATTGTGTCCCATGCTTGGCGGTATCCATCTCCTTAGCAAACACTGAGGAGAATCCATCCACCATTTGCTTCACGTCATCAGCCGTATCTATCCTATCAAAGTTGAAGTCAGACTCCTTCATGGTCTGAGCCACAGCCTTGTAGTTCCCAGAGACAGCATCGGACACCATCTGGTTAACCTTATCGGCCCTAATAGGAGGAGCCTTCTTGACCAGAACTGAGGGTTCCATGGGAGCTATGTTAGCCACTTCAGGACGCTTCATGGATTCCGGTACTTCTACCTTAGGTTGTGCTGCGGTTGCTGGCGCTGTGGTAGGGGCTGCACCTCCTGTGCCCTCTTGGGTAGCTTGGGGTGTTTCCTCAGGTTTCTTTGCAGCAGCCTCCTGGGCCTCCTTCTTGACTCCTTCCATACCACTCTGTACTGCTTCTGCGGGGTTCTGGCCCTTGGCGGTGTAGTAGCTCTTGACCACCTTGAGTCCCCGGATTACTCCATCCACAGCCAGCCCTAGACCAGCACCTTCCAGTGCATTCTTGAACCGGCCCTCTGCGTTGCTATCCATTGGGTTGGCAGCAAGGTAATCCAGAGCAGACTTACCAAACATAGGGTCACGGTTCGTCATGTCCAGAATCATGTTGCTTACTCGTTTCTCATGGGGGTCGAAAGCAGCAGCGGAGGTAATTACATCGGCAGCATAGGCTTTCTTGATTGTCCCCATAGCGGGAGCAACATATCCCAGAGCTTTTGTGGCCCCTAGGAAGGGCAACACAAACTGAGTTAGGCTTCTCCCTACTTTCCCGGCTGTGGTCTGATTGGGGTCCACCTTGGGGAGTTCAATCCTGCTGGAAGGACCTGAGGCCATGCGGAGGTCGAACAGGTTATTCCCCATCCAGGCCCCCAGGTCGTGCGCTAAGTCCAGAGTGTTCTGAGCCGCATCGCGGACCCCACCCAGGACAGCCCTTCCAGCCTCACCAGCTATCGAGTAATCCCCTTCGGGGGTCATTGCTACGGGAACCTTAGGGGCACCCGTAGGGGTGGATTGTTGTGGGGAAGCAGATGCTGCACTTAGGGCATTGATGCGGTCAAGCAGGGCTTTATCCTGAGGAGCCATACGGTCCTTATTGGATAGAGCTATCCCGGTTTCCAGACTATCTTGCGGCATTGGTGGCTACTTTCCTCAGTTGTGATTCAAAGAAATTCATGTGTAACTCAGCTTCCTCTCGGCTTACCTTTCCTGAAGCGAAGGCCACACCTAAGGCTTCCGGGGTGGAGAATCGGATACGCTTAGCATCTGCCTTGTTTTTGATATCAGCATATTTCCTTGCCCTATCCTGGTACTCCGTTACGATGGAGAATGACTTAGCCTCCATCTCCTCGGGACTCTTGGCAACCAATGCAGCATTGAAGAGTTCCCGTTTGGCTAGGGCTAGTTGCCCTGAAGAGTACTCCACTCCTGATTTATCAAAGTCAAACATATTGGATACTGCCTTCAGATTGGCTTCGACATACTCCTCGGCCTCTTTGTACCTGGGGGACTTCAATACTGCATACTCAGCTTGTTGCCCTTGGGCTGCTTCTTGGCGGCGAGTACTTTGGTACTGCTGGAAGGAAGAGATTAAGGTTCGTTGCTGTGCGGGAGAAATTCTGGTATCCGCTGTGATGGTCTTTTGATTAACCTTCCCTTGATAGATACCAGCGAGAAGTTCAGTCTCAGCCATCTGTGCATCTGCCCTCTCTGCCTTATTACCCACGGAGTGAATCATATTGACGAACGCATGGTAGTCCTTGGGGTCTGAGATGACTCCACTCTTTGCCAGGGATGTTAATTGGGTAAGGGCTGATTCCTTATCGGTGTCGGCAAGGAGAAGGAGGGGCATTACAGCCTTCCCTTGTGTTTCCTCCCGTGCATCCTTATTGACTTGCTGTTCTGCCCTACTCCTCCTAAGAGACTCATTGGTGGCATGGATAATCCCTGCATCTATCTTGGGTTTCCACTCGGGCATGTCGTACATCGCCGGGGCACCACCAGGAGGTTTCTGCTTGAGGAGGTTGTAGAGGTCGGGGTTTCCCTGGTCAGCGAGACTCTTGACTGCGGTAAACCTGAGGTCATTAAATCTCGCTGGAGTAATACCAAACACAGACTTACCTTCATTCCTGAAGGCATCCATAAGCTCTACCGGCACAGGCATTCCATTGTCTGTGTACGCCTGCATAGCACCGCTCATCCGGGCCATAAAGTCTGACTCGGTTTGGGCTACGATAGCCTCACCACGGTACTTCAGGACTTGAGCATGACCGGCTTCAATGTGCTTAATTGAGGTGGCGTTGTATCCCTCAAGGGTATCCTCATCCATACCCTTGGTATCATCAGCGAAGAACTTCTTGGCTTCTTGCCGGTAGTCCCCGGTATCCCAATTGAAATTGGTACTTAGGTGGGTAAGGAATGCCTGTCCAGCTTCATCCCCAAGCATCTGCCCCCGCTGCTGCATGTAGCCGCGCTGATAGGCTTCAGGACTCCCAGGCTTCATCTCTTGACCACGGGCAGCATCACCCGCGCCAGTCTGCATGTGCCTAGCATCTTCCTTCTGTTGAGAGAACCGGGAGGCGTATGCGTACTGCTGGAGCTTAGGGCTGAGGTCGGATAGTCCCTGGATTAACCCCATGAGTTCCGGGTCTGGAGCCTGGAGTTCCAATTGGGATACGGGACGTGCAACCACTTGGGTTGCTTGGGGGCGGGAGATGGGGTTCATCACCTCCCGTACGTCCACCTGTGTTCTAACTTCGCGGGGCATTATTTGGCTTTACCTTTGAGGTAACTGTAAGTCGTACCAGCATCCACAGCAGCACCGGCAATCTGGAGTCCAGTACCAATGAGGGAGGGTTTCTGTATCCGGGACATTTCCGTGATGTTTCCAGACCGTATTCCTTTCCCCTCATTCTCTATCTGCCTGAGGGAGTTCTGGCGGTTGGACTCTATGGAGGCGATGTCGAATCCCTCATTGAACTATCCGGTCGTTACTGTTACCAGACAACCCAGACTCCCCACCGGCCACCCTCAGCCTTGCTCTTTCGATCATGGCCTCTCGCGCCCTAGCTGACATCTCATCTGTGGCTTGCTGGTTGGTCTGCTTATACTGTTGCTGAAGGGTGTCCATCTGTTGAGCATAGTTGGCCTCCATTGCCCTACGTTGGGACTTTGCTTGTTGCCCTTGCTGGACAAAGCTGCCCACTGAGGAGGCCACCCCCACAAGAAGGGAGGCAGTAGCTATCCCCATGGTTGGATCACACATTGTTGCTGTACCTATAGAATTGATAGAAGGGGGCCTTACCCGCCCCCCATTCTTTATGGAGTGGGCCTATGGTGAAGCCAATACGCTTGAGCCACTGGATAGCCTTAGTGTTCTCTGCGTGGACCATGTTGGTGAGTACCGTATAGGAGTTCCCATAGTGGGCCACCCAGGGGATAGCATCAGCCACCATGCGTTTAGTCCAGCGCATCACAGCAGGGGAACAGAGCATCCACGGGACACCCACCTCCCCCACTCGGGAGATACCTCGTATGGCAATAACCACACCATCCACCACAACAGATTCGGCAACTTCAGACATACCCACAGAATCCACTAGGACCTCCTCCACGGGCCTACCGGAGCCTAGAGATACCTCTAGTTCATCCTCAGGCCTGAGCATCGTGGAGAGGCTTATAGCGTGTTCCAGGGTTGCTTGTTGGTAGCTAAACACGTTGAGCTTTGGTAACGAACTCTGCATCCCACTCAGCACTTTGGAATACCGAGGGGAGGTAGGAGTCATTGATGATGTCCACAGTGACCCCCAGGTTGCTGGTTCTAACCGGGAAGGAGAACGTCCCGGAGGAAATTGAGGGGGTACCTATGAGGGCCTGGAGTGTCCCAAGGTTTATCCCTGTGAACTGGTAGGAATTGGTAGTCCTTGCCTTGGGGGTAACCTCAACCCGGAAGTACCCGGATAGGCTGTAGTTGATCCGCATCTTACGGAGCTTGAGTACTCCACCAGTGATGGACACCTTGTTCCCGTCCCGGACATACTGTTCACTGAATCGGTACCTTGCGGTGTAGTTACGACCGACGATGCAGGGGAACGCGGAGTAATCCCCTATGGCCTCTACGGTTGTCGAAGAGGGCCTAGTGGTGTTCAGCCGTGAGCCAGCCCCGGAGGTGAAGTCCGGGCCTAAGAGAACAGATATGTTATTGGAATCGGAGTATGGGAGAGTCCAGGTGGTTTTATTGGTGCCTGAGTTGTAGACACCAGTGAGAGGTACCTTGCGGTCCAGGTGTACCCTGAAGGAAAGGCCAGCATCCACCAATGCCTCCTGGAGCTTCATGGATTCCAGGTAGATACCATCGGTCCTCTGGATGACAAAGTAAGCCACACTCTGGATGAAGTCACAGGCCAGGATAACGTCCCCGGTAGCGAAAGTGAACTTGCTCCAGGATGACTGTACTTTCTCCTCTCCATCCCAATACATCTTGTAGACATAGACGGCGTTACGCTCCAGCAGGGACAGCGCAAACACTACGTTGTCATTGGAACTTGCTGAGAGACTGAATACAGATTGGGGGATGTATGAGGGGACATGCGCGGTCACATCAGAGGCATCATTGGATATCGTGGTGTCATCCACGAAATACTCCCGGATACCTGTAGCATTCCCACGGTCCACCGAGAAGAACAGGGAGGACCCCAGGGCAACAGGCTCACAGTATGGGGAGGACTCAAACTCCGTTACCACTTCACTGTTGGCCGTCTTGGGGGTCAGGAGGTCCCCACCAGTTATCTGGAATTGGGTTTGGTCGGAGAACAGCAGCAGGGACTTGTTGAAGGGCACCACGTAGTTCAGGGTGGACACCTTGGTGTGTGCAGTAGCTACATCAATAGGGTCCGTATCTAGAACTGCGGTAACCGTCTCAGGCCAGAAGTTGAAGTAAGAGCCAGCACGGGACAGGATGATATTCTCATCCGATATGAACCCCAGGCGGTTACGGTGGAAGTACACCCCATTGATGGGCCTCCCGATAAACGAGGGGATAGGCGCGGAGGTATCACTACCTACCAGCCGGTTGTCCCAGGTGAGCTTCCCAAAGGTGAACGTACCATCGGACTCACGGGTTAACCTATAGGGCATCGTAGCGGCATCTATGGCGGTCTTGGTACTTGGGGCTACAGTTTCCACCCAGACATTTGATGCACTACGAATAACGTAGTAGTCATCAAAGCCATTGGTGTTGTCCCCTTGAATCTTGTAGACCTGTCCTGTGGCTAACCCTGTGGTAGGAAGGTCGGAGAACCTCTGAACTGTTCCCGTGAGGGTAGCTGAGGAAGTCGCTGAGGTCATCGCAGTGAGGACCGTCTTGTTGACCACAAAGGTGTAGTCGGCCACAGTCATCAGGGCGAAGTCCTCACGGGGGGTATCTACGTTCAGATATGCCTTGCCATCCGGGAAGTTAACCGTCTTGGCTAACCCCGTGTTCAGATCGTAAACCTCCAGGTCCCCATCAAAGAGGATGACCTCATACCTTTCGGTGGTATCCCGGTTGATGAGGTGGGTACACACATCCTCGGAGGCAGCAGTGCGGAGCTTGGCTACGTGCTTAGTGGGGGGCCGCTTGCGGAGGCCAGTGGCTATTGAGGAATAGAAGTTCTCCTGGAGTTCCCCCTGGGAGGTGTGCCTTAGAGGCGCTGGCTGCTGAGAGACTCCATTGAACAGGCTAGGAATAACGCTGTTTATCAGGGACATTAGCGGTCCAAGGTCCTTGCTACGGACCAGCTTCCTGTGAGCATGTTGTAATCCCCTTGGTAATTCTCAGAGGAGTTCAGGGCAACCAGAGCAGACATTTCCTCTGCCTCTGAGAACTTGTATTGGGTATCGGACCCCAGGACACGGGCTTGGTAAACCCTAGCGGCCTTTACGGTGATGTAGTAGCGAACTGCTTGGGGCAACTCATCGAACCCCAGGAGGAACACCATGTCCCCTGTGAGGCTACGGCCCGACTCGAACATATAGGTGTGGTTCTTACGGTCATACAAGCGGAGTCCTCTCTGGACTGCATCAACTTGGAAGAAGCCTCGGCCTAGATCGGCCTTGAGAGTGTTCTGGGGGAGAGTGATAAAGCCATCGGTATCTGGGACCAATGGGTATTCATATTCGGTATTGAAGGACCAGCCTCTTGACTGGACCAGTCTGCTTTGCTCATCCAGGGTAGCCTTAGCCTCAGCCACATCAGCCAGCCCTGAGTCAGATAAGGAGCTAACCGGGGATTCCCCTGTAGCGGCCAGGAGGATATTTACTGCTTCTAGTTCGGTAATTAGGGTTGTGGTGGACATGAGGAGGGAATGAAGGGGATGAGGAGGTGGCGCAAAGGGGGACCTACAGGATTCCTGCAAGTCCCCCAATGGGTGTAACTAGTTGTTTCTTAGCTGGTTGTCTTGAGTTCTACAGCACACTCAGGACGGAGAATCCCCGTACCAATAGCGTACTTGGCGAGAATCAGCGTGACTTGCCTACGCATATCCCAGCCCATTTCGGTAGCCAGATCGAGCAGCTTGACCGTACCGATAGCACCACGAGTGGTGATAACAGCAGCAGTTTTGCTGAAGTCCCCTTGGTACTTGGTGGGACCAGTAGCAATATTCGTGATAGGCAATTGGTTGGTCTTGACCAGAACCGCACCAGCGATACGGAAGATTTTGCCATCCGCATAGTTACCGTTACCGGCTGCTACTTGTGTGTTGAAGAGAGATGTATTCTGGGCCAGCAAGTAGTACTGAGCAGGACGGAGAAACACAGACTTCTCATCCTTCTCCGGGATATCCTTCTCATCCATCGCTTGAATAGCGGAGTAGATACCAGCGGCCAGATCGGTCGAGGAGGTGCGATACAGAGTTGTGAGAGAGGTGAGAGCCGTACCACCAACACCACCAGTTACGGTGGCGGAAGCACGGGCTGCGAGGACCATGGTTTGAAGGCTGTTCTTGTCCCAAGCATTCGCCAGGGCAATACCAGCTTGGTTGCTATATTCGCTCCGGTAATCGAAGTGGCTCATGGCCTCATCAATATTCGGGATAG